CCTCACTTTCTGCCTTGTATTGCATCAATCGCCGCCTGTCTGCTGATTAAATCACCCATCAGTTCTCCTTTCTGGATAATCGTCATCCGTGACGTTCCGTTTCTCCCACAAATGGCAGTACCCATCTTTCGGCAATGCATAATGTTCTTCTATCGGGCATCTTGTTCTCCCGTCTGCATACCATCCACCGTTGTTTGCTGTCCTGCCACAATTTACGCATGTGCGCTCTGGCTGTGCGGACGGCATGAAATATTCTTTTAAGAATTCCGACAGCACCTCTGGTTTGTAAGTCCCATAACCAATAAACTCTTGTCCGTTTTCTGTATACTTAATTGAAAAATAAGGTTTTCCCTCGTACTCTGAATATGCACTGATTGATGGATATTCAACAATGATCCCTTGGAATACTCTTGCGTTTCGCTGTCCCGGCTGTGCGGACGGCAGATGCTTAATAGCATGTACCATATCCTCATAATGCACATACGGTATATAGTGTTTGTCATCGTCATATCTAACCAGCTTGCCATCCGGGTCACATCCGAACTTGTCCCATGTTTCCATGGCTTCCAACGCCGCCTGTCTGCTGATTAAGTCTTGCATTGTTTATTCTCTCCTCTGCAATTTTGAAATACTCTTCTTTAAGTTCCATTCCAATAAAATTACGTTTCAGATTGACGCAAGCCACACCAGTACTACCACTTCCCATTGTAAAGTCAAGGACGGTTTCTCCCTCGTTGGTGTATGTCTTGATAAGATATTCAAGCAAGGCAACGGGCTTTTGCGTGGGGTGCAATCCGCGCTCCCCAATTTGTTCCAAAATGTTTTTTGGATAATTCGTAAACTCGCTTTTGTTTTCCAATCCGTGCTTTCCGTTTGTTTGCGTTGAGTTGCTTCTCTTGTTTGTTCTCGGTTTATAAATAAGACCCTGCGGATAGTATGTTCCTGAATTAAAAACCATAATGTTTTCAACTTCTCTTAGCGGTTGCTTCTTTGCATTTAAGAAGTTTACGGGTCTTTTCTTCCAATACCAATCATACTTGAAACCATTTATATTGCTCATTCGCAGAGCGGAAGAAAACGGCTCACTCCCAAACAAACAGATAGCACCGTTCGGCTTGATAATTCGGTTCAGTTCTTCCCACATCGGTTCAAAAGGAATCACACTATCCCACTTGCAGGCGGTTGTTCCATACGGAGGGTCAGTCAGCACCAAATCCACCGAACCATCAGGAATATTCTTCATCAATTCAAGACAATCGCCTTGTTGCAACCAAATCATCTGTTACACCTCGCATCAATCGCCGCCTGTCTGCTGATTAAATCACTCATCCTGTTTACCTCTCATATCTGCCCCGCAAGAAGGACACCAATGATAATCTTTAATAAAATCAATAAACTTATGCTTATAATCCCACGGCACAAAGAATCCACATTGGTCGCACCAGTAACCATCACACATAGCAATGTCGTGTTCTCCGTATATCCATTCACCTTTCGGGCGTTCCGACTGTGCGGACGGCAATGAATCAAGGATGTCTGCGTCCTTCTGCTTTCTCTCTGCCATCGTCATAGTATACTTTCCCTGCCGTTCAAGCATTGTGCCATCCTCACAGATGGCTTTTATTGCCGCCTGTCTGCTTATGGTATCTCCAACCATTTCCTCTTTGGAAACACTTGGCTGTGCTGGCGGCAACTGCAAAAGCATCCTGTGCGCCTCGCTTTTGTCCTTTGCTTTCCGCATGGCTTCAATCGCCGCCTGTCTGCTGATGGTATCGTTCAGTTGTTCGGAATTTCCGAACAGTTCATTCTCAGTCATGGCGTTTCACCTTCCTTCAAAAAGATTTCCTCAACAATCCGCAATGCTCTCCGCAGCCCTTCAACAATCATGATTGCATGGGTTTGCACCTCATGTGAGTGTTTATCACTGTTCTCTCGCAGTTCCGCAATCTCTGCATTGATTGCCGTTCGTATGCGGTTCAATGTTTCGTCATCCATTGCCGTCACCGTCCTTTCTGTGTTTGATGAACGGCACTCCGTCCCAGTCATAACCATCGTCAAAGTTCCATTTCAACTCCCAAAAGGAAACGAAGTTATCGCAGTAGCAGAAATCCGGGCGATTGTTGTTCGGAATCTTGTCTTCTAAGTCTTCCCACGGGACATACTCAGGAGAACCCCATCCCCACGCTCCGCATTCCTGTGTCACTCTTCCCTCAACGCCAAGAAGGTAGATCGTATCCCCTTCCATCAGCTTTTCGCCGTATACGTAGTCATCATCCTCTGGCTCAGACCAAAGTCCGCTCCAACGCTTTTTGTCAGTCACTGCCGTCACCGTCCTTCCGTTCTCCATGACTGCAAAAATCATCTTCACTTGTGCCGCCATAAACCCAGCCAAGACACTTAAAAAACAGTTTTCCATCTTCGTCAGTGCCGCTGTCAAAGTATTTGCAGTCCTTGCACCGCACCGTGACAGCGTCCACGGTCTCCATCTCCTGTATGATCCCGTATGCTTCACCCAAGGTCTGAACGGGCGCCAACTTATTGAACAGTTCGCATCTGCTGATAAGGTCGCTCATGTCATTCCTCCTCCGCTTCCATCGGCAGCATCTTCTCCAGGTTGGCGGCGAAATCATCCGCAGTATCATCGTTCAGAAAGCTTGCCACCTTCGTGAATCCCAGCTCATCACCGATCAGGAGGCTCGGTTTCTTTTGTCCTGGCAATGTCGTTACGCACAGCGTCAGGCCGTTTTTTCGATTTCGTAATGTCATGATCACACCTCCCTGATGTGAATTCCACATAACCATAAAACCAATTTTCTTTTTATGATGTATTCCTTCGTTCTGACGCCCTTCACGTCCTCTACAACGCGTTCTCCGTCCTTTGTGGTATAAACGAAGTCTGCGACATAACGGACGCCTCTCTCGGTCTTCCAGTGCCCTGAAACAGGGTCCTTATATTTCTGCGAAGGAATGAGGGGGAAGGAGACCTGGCACTCCAGGTCCCGGATCTCCCCCGCCTGCTGCAGGATCAGCAGTTCCTGGTAGCGTCTGGCCTCACGTCTGCTGTCAAAGACTCTGCCCTTCACCTTCGTCTTCTGGTTGTAAAATTTATTCCCGGTTTTCTTCCACGCCATTGTTGGTGTCTCCGATCTTCTTTGCCGCGTTCCTGATGATCTCCTCGGCCTCGCTCATGACGTCATCAGACTCACAGGTCTCGCACTCACATGCCCTGTTAATCTCTGCTGCCCAGCACAGGAAGTTTCCCTCTGTGATCTCAATCTTCTTTTCGGTACTGACAGACTCGTCGTCGATCAGGTCCCGGTACTTCTTGTTCTTCTTGTACTGCTTGACGCTCTCATATGCGAACTCAGCGCACATCACCCTTATGATTTCTTCAACAACCCCGATCATTCCGCGCCTCCATCTCACGCCTCTTCTTTTCCATCAGCTCATGAATGCTCTGCGATACTTCACCGGCCTGTCTGGCGTCCTTCTCCGTGATCTGTTCCACTGGCTGCGGAGCCTGGATCTGTTCCTGTGCTTCAGTCCCAATCTGTTGGAGCATCCGTTCCTTTGCCAGCGCCATTGCTTTACGGACCGGCGGAGGCACCACCTTCTGGATACGTCTTTGTTCTGCTCTTGCGTTCCATGAGCGCAGGAAGTTGGAATGTTCCACGCTTTCGTTGAAGTCTTCCCTTGACGCCTGCCATCTCAGCTCTCCGGGGCTTGTGAAATCCTTCAGATCTTCCGGGAATGCCGCATAATCCTCGTCGGCGTGAACACTTGCCCTTTTGACAGCGTTGAAGTATTTTCTCCAGCGGTCTTCCGCGTCTCCTGTTTCAGGCGCAGTGATGTCCACGATCCGCATCTTCACCTCACCGATTGACGGAGGGAATCCGTCCGTCTTTGCCGCAATTGCGGCATTCAGTGCCTTGAACACTTCATCAAGTGTGTTTTCCTGAAACTGGTATGTCCACATGGATGCCATCATGTCATAGCTGGATTCATCCTGATCGTTGTAGTGCTTCGGATAATTATCCTTAAGCACTTTCAGGATCTTTGCGGTTTCCGATTTCTGCATTCCGTTCCTCCTCCTCCAGTCTGCGGATGTAATCATCCACATCAAACTTACCTCTCTTCGGTGCCGGTCTGCTTTCTTCAAGCGCCTTCCACAGTACGCCTTTCCATCCGTTTCCCATCGCCTGGTTGATTGCATCGCAGACAACATTCTCACCGTACTGGGCAGTATACTTATCGACCTGCGCCAGGAATGCGACAAGACCGGTCTCTTTGTACGCGAATCCAGACTCGCCTTTGTATTGCATCCAGTCCTGAAGCCTGTGTTCAAGGGTGGTCAGATAAACAGGACTAGTTGAATCCGTGTACCCCCGCAGTCTGGCAAGCAGTCTTTTATTCTGTTCTGCCTTCGTCATTTTTTTCGCAGGCACTGGTTCCCCCTCTGTAGAGGGGGTTATGGGGGTGTTATATTTATCTTTTACATTTACTTTCTCTTTTACTTTTTCTTTTCCTTTTTCTTTAGTACACTTTTGTTCCTGTTTGTTCTCACTTGTTCCGTTTTGTTCCGTTTTGTTCCGTTTTGTTTCAGGTTCTTCTCCGCTTATACATTCTTCTTTGCTCTTGTTTTTTATCTTTGCCTGTCTCTTTGCTTCATTTGCGTCGATCTGAGGCTTCACGAGGAGAAAATAGCCATAAAGAACAGGATCAAGTCCTTCCGGTTCGATGCCGTCAAGAGCATAATCAGAGATCGCGGTCATGATTTCGCGGTACTGGGAGGCATCCAGTCCCCTGAATGCCTCCGCGAACGATCTGTAGAATACAAAACCTTCTCTTGCCATGGTTTACCTCATGCGTTCCAGGGAAGTCCCTCGTCGCCAACATCGCTGGGAATGTCCATGAAGGATTCCTGCTCCGGCTCCTTCTTCGCTGCCGGTGCCGCTGCCGCCCTGCTCTCTCCGAATTCCTGCTCGTCGACCACAACGTCGGTGGTATAGATCTTCTTGCCGTCCTTGTCTTCGTAGGATCCTGTCTGGATGTGGCCCCTGATCGCGAACTTGGTTCCCTTCTTGCCGTACTTCTCGAAGAACTCGCCCCTCTTGTCGAATGCGATGCAAGAAATGAAGTCCGCAGTGGGTTTCCCTTCCTCCTTCTTCCCCCACCGGTCCACCGCAAGGGTGAACCGGGAGATTGCCATGCCGGACTGGGTGTACCTTGTCTCTGCATCTCTGGTCATGCGACCGATCAGTGTAACAATGTTCATGCTGTCTCCTCTTCTTTCTTTGCCTTGTCAGGCATTTTCTTTAATGATTCCATGTACGCCTCCAGCGCACCGATCTCCATCTCCTGAAGCTGTTTCCGCGCCTTCTGGGAGACCGTGTAGCCCTTCTCGATCATCGTTCTCTTGATGTCCTCGATCAGTTCGGTCTTCTTGTCCTGCACCGCCTCTGTTTCCGGCACCGGCAGGTCTTCACCGGCGTAGATGTAGAGCCCCATGCCGAACATGGCGAGGTTCTTCACCAGGCACCGCATGATGGCCTTGTTGATGTCCATCATGGTCGCCGCCCGGACCGGGATCTCCTTGAACTTGGTCTTCACAGTGTACGGTTCCGGCTTCATGGCGTTGTTCGCGCCATCCATCACCGGCAGCCACATCTCATGTGTAACGCCGTCGATGGTGACGTTGGTAAACACCATGTATCCGGTCTGCGGATCGCAGACGTAAGGCAGTCCGTTGTACTTTGCAATCTCATAGTGAGCATCAGGGTACCGGCGCTTCACCTCCGCCCACGCGAAAGGCCAGGAGAGGTACGTCAGTTCTGTGCCGCCGGAAGGTTTCTTCTCTGTATGGTCGTTCACGTTTACCGCAAACAATGTGTCAAACACTCCTGCCATGGTTCCCTCCTCCTTATCTGATCCTCAGTGACTCTGTCTGTTCCAGGTGGCAGATGCCGTTCAGGTCCTTCCCTGCCTTGAGATCCGCTTTCATCTTTGCCCGGTCGATCTTCGGCTCCTGCGCGATCAGGTACTCATCCGGGATGTTCTCGATGTACTGCTCGTCCAGGACGAGGCTTGCAGGGTTGCGCTGAATATTGAAGCTGTGCAGTCCGGTCTTGAACTTCACCTTTCCTGTTGCCCTCATGCAGGTCTCAAGGTTTTCCGTCAGGCGTCTGATGTTCCCCTCAATGGTCCCCTGTCTCCGCTTCAGGCGCTCGATCTCCGCCTCGATAATCCCTGCCTGCCCCAGGAGCTGGGTGCGGATCGCGGCGTAGGCGTCGGCCTTGTCTTCAAGTTCTCCTTCGATGGCAGCCATGGTGTCCTCCAGTGTCTGGGGATCCGTCTCCGTGTCTTCCATCATCTCCATCAATGCCAGATACTGCCCGGTAAGTTCAAAAAGGTTCATTTTGCTTCCTCCTTTAAAAACATCTTTTTGTAATCAGGCTCGTAGTCTACCTTCGACGTCCATTCCTTCATCTGGTCAAATACGAATGCCTTCTTGATCAGATTCTTGTATTCTTCCCATTTGATGATGGTCTCATCGTCTCCGACTTCTCTCAGCATGACTTGTTCCCTCCAATCACCTTGCCCTTCTCGTCAAGTTCCTCCCACAAAAAACGCCCGCGGCCACTGTTGCGCCACTGTCCGATTCCGTAGAACATCCCTCCGTTCAGCCACTCCTTTACGTTCTTCATCAGATCGTCAACACGGACAAGGATGTCCATCTCCACCCATGACCCGGCAGGGCAGACCTCAGAATGTGCCAGGGCGACTCTTGGTCCCTGAGCGGTCTCTGCCCGAAGCGGTCTCTCGCAGTCGTAGGTCTCTTCGACATCTTCAGGCCAGTTGATGACAATGCCGGAGCCTTTTGTATCCCATCCGTCCTGCACGGCCTTGACAAACACAAGCGTATCGATAGCCCCTTTATAACTTGAAAGATAGGGAAACGACTTTCTCGCATCTGACTTCACGGTCTTGTTTAATGTCTGCTGTGCCGACTTGAAAAAGCCCTTGATCTGATAAGGCCAGAGGATCTCGTCTCCGTTCTCGTTTCTGGGAAACACCGTCATCGTCTTTTCGGTCACAATCTCTGCGCCAACTGCAGCGATCTCTGCGTCCCTTGTCTCCGCATCCGGGGCTTTTGATGCGATATACTCCGTGTGGAGCGCCGGATTCCCGGACGCGGTTCCAAGAATATCCTCGATAAATGTCAGCCTTACTCTCATAGTTTTCATGTTGCTTTCCTCCTTTTGATATTGTTCGCCTTCGCGTACAATGCGATGCTTTACCTTGGCTTCGCCAGACATCTCCCAGCTATGCCCATGCATTTCACTGCTTTGCCGCTGCCATCGCCAGACTTCTCATGGCTATGCCCTTGCTGTCCTCGTCGTCGCGTCTCAACGCCACCGCTTCGCAATTCTAGACGATTCATTGCCGTAGCAGTTCCATCCGCTTCCTTGCCAACGCCACTCATTTCTGGTCTTAACTATTCTCACGCTGGGCTATGCACTTCCATGGCTTTGCCTTGCATATCTTTGCCATCGCAGCTCCCCTCATGTCATTGCCTTTGCCAAACTAAACAAAACGACTCTACGCAGTTCCTTCGCTGATCTATGCAGTGCCTTTGCAGATCGCTGCACTACCCTGCCCGTCAATGCCATGCCAATGCAAATCCGCTCGACTCTTTTCCCTCGCGGCTCCAGGCCTTGTCATGCCAGTGCATTACTTTTCCATGCCATGCCAGTGCCAAACTATGCGTTGCCATTACAGTTCAAAGCCATGCCGCTGCAGTACACAGCCTCGCCTCCGCTCGCCTTCGCTGACCAAATCTTATCTCTGCCGCCGCTCTGCGCCGCAATGCCAATCGAGGCGTAACTACACCGCCGCAAATCGCTTCAGAACCATTCAATTCAATTCCACTGCCAGGCAAATCCCATCCTTGCTATGCCATTGCTCATCGAATCTAAACCGTTCCATACTGTGCCGCCGCGTTTCAGTACCAAACTAAGCCACTGCTATGCTTCACACCACCCTTCCCTGCCGCCGCGATTCAGCACCAGGCAAAGCCTCTGCTTAGTCAGAAGTGCTTCTTTCTTCTACCTCTTCTTCCTCTTCCTTTTTCTCCTTTCTTCGTTTGGCTTTTCTTTGAGATACCGCCGGAGTGGCTTTCGGGTTTTACTCCGGCGGCACTGCGGACCTATTCTCACGCCATAGGCAGCGCTTCGCCCGGTCTGCTGGGCAATACGCTGTCATCGGATTTGAACCGATCTTTACCAAAGGGGCCGCCGCCCCGACAGCGCCATGCAGTGCGTCCACCGCATGTTTCTGTGCGTCCTGTGGGATAAGTGGTTGAACAGGCTCTCTTCTTATCCCCAACACATAATGGAGCCTCCCGGCTACGATCCGGGGACCGGTCGCTTATGAGGCGACTGCTCTGACCAACTGAGCTAAGGCTCCTTGGTGTCCGTCACTTAAGGACGAACACTTCGTGATACTGCACACCGTGATTCCAGGCTGTTTCGTGGTCAACATAGTAAACATCAATGCATTTTCCCTTGATGTGCTTTCCAGTGTCCTGTGCCACGCGAACCCCGATTCCGTCAATCATGACCTTGCTCCCCAAAGGAATCACCTTCGGATCAACAGCAATCGTTATTCCTTCTTCTGGATAGACTCCGCTTTTTGTCTTTCCGCCTGCCCACTTGCCACAGCATTTTTTGCAATTGCAGAATCCTGTGGTTTTAAAGACTCCCAGGCTCTCCCACCGCTCTTCCGGGACCGCCTCTGCCTTTGTTGCCGTCCTGATCTCGATTGCCTGCGGCGGCTCCCCATCTTCCGGCGGCGTCAGCGGCAGCGGCTCCACGACCGGAATATCGACCAGTGAAGAGGCTGTGATCCTGTGGTGCCGAAGCACAGATGCCTGCACTTCCTGCGCCTGCTGTTCTGCCGCCCAGAACCAGATCGTGATTCCGATGATCAGTGCAATCGCCACCATAAGGATCTGCATTGCCGTCGTGAATACATGGAATCCGTTCCTGTTTACCCGCCGGAGGCGTTCGCGCTCCCGGCGTCTGACTTCCCTCTCAATCTTTGTCATGATGCCTTCCTCCGAAATTCAATTTCATATCCCTCACATGCCACAAGGACTCTCATGCTGTCTCCTGTTCATTTTGCGTATGCGTAAGTTTTTTGGCAAAAAAAACCTCCAACGGAGAATCCATACCGAGGAAATCCGTAATGTTCTGAATCTCTTCTCTGGAAAAATCTCCGTTTCTGATTCTTACATAAAGCGCACTTAGGCTTATTCCAAGCAGATCAGCCACATCCTGATATGTCTTGCCAGCCATAAGGACATTTGCCTTAAACAGAGTTTTATCAAACACTCTATGTACCTTCCTTTCTTTTGCGTAATTTCGTTTGCGTAATTCATATTATTACGCATTTGCAATTTTGTCAATACATATGCGTAATTTTTCTTTTCTTGATTGAATTTGCGTAATTTTTGGAATATGCTATATATAGGAGGTAACAGAAATGAACATTGGCGAATTAATAAAGAGCAAGCGCATATCTAAAGGATATACTTTGGATGATCTTGCAAAAATCATTGGAGTAACTGCGGCAACTATCTCAAGATGGGAGTCTGGAAAAATTGCGGACATGAAAAGAAGCAGAATCCAGGCTTTGTCAGATGCTCTCGACATCCCTGTGTACATCATTATGGGATGGCCTGAGCCAAAGCCAGACGGAGATGCAAAGCTCAGAGAGCTTGCCAAGCAGATGGACCCGGCACTTCGTGCGCTGTAGGACAAGATCGGAAAACTGAGTATTGAGAACAGGATATCCGTGGAAATATTTGTCGATGCTCTTCTTGCGAAGCAGGATAAGGAAAAAGAGGAAGGATATGCCGGATAAAATAACAGTGACTCCCCCAGGTCGGCACCGAGGGAGTCTATGAAGAAAGGAGGTAAGCCATGGCACGTTAGTGCCTGACCTTATTATAAACCACGAAATTGACCATTTCAATAAGGTCAGATTTAACTCAACAACTAAAGTTAAAACCTAAATGTTAAATCAACAACTAAAGTTATAACTCAACAAATCACGTTAAATCATAATAAACCACGCTAAATCACAGGAAAGTTGCTATAAACTTGCAATAACATTGCTATAACATTGCTATAACATTGCTATAACATTGCTTAAAGCAAATAACTTAGTCAAGGATTAGTCAAAGATTAGTCAAAGATTTAGTCAAGGAGAAGTAACCCTTTCAGAGTCGCGCCACTACGCTATCTTTAGACTCCGTGTGACCAGACGTGTGACCACCGTCAGTCTTTTGTATAGACCTTCAGATGTCCCCGCTCGTCCGTGACCATCATGGCACATTCCTTCGGGTCTCCGACTATCGGGTTGAAGAAGTACATCTCGCTGTCGATCTCCTGGAATCCTGTGACGGCGTAACCATCGTCATTGAAGTAGTACCAGCACTTGTTGATCAGCAACCACTTACCCTTGACATAGGTGTGCGCAGTATCCGCGTACCACCATCCCTTGTCATCCCGGTTCCATCCGGTCTGATAGGTCGGTACAGTGATCCAGTCCTCCCGGACCATGGAGCCTACATCCAAGTTGGTTGCTGCATGGTGATTGTCGTAGAGCAGGACGTCGCCGGGGAGCAGGTACCGATCAGATGTCAGGTACTTCGGATCCGTCAGCACCTGGAAGCCAAGCTGCCGGAATCCTTCCCTCATGTTCCCGCTCCAGTAGTAGGCAGGGTCGATCTTGCGGAGCATCGCGTCGCCCTTCCGCAGTCCTGCTGCCTTTACGCATGTCGCCACGCCGCAGGTACAGTCGCTCTCACATGGCGTCGTGATCTTCGCCGGGTCATAATTCGGAACCAAAGCCAGCTCATGCCAGAAGGTATCCCTCTGGTTCTGGTCGTAACCGATCTTGTCGTTCTCAGCCGCCGCCCTCGCGCAGTATGCGATGTCCGCCGCGACAGTCTTGTTGGGATACCGAAGGACGCAGGTCCAGGGCCTGTTGTACCATGGGATCACCGCGTACTCAGTGCCGGTCTGATCTCCTGCCCTGCCGTTTTTGTATCTGCCGGTCTCGTCATGTCCAGAGTTTGCGATCATATTATTACCTCATAAATCAGTATCCAATTTCATGATTTCGGAACCAAGATCCTTCTATGCTTGCAAGTTTTCTGATTGCTGAACCGCTGTAATCACTGTGTGGATGGATTCCATCCCTAAGTGCAAGGTCCTTAGTAGAAATAATATGAGAATTAGTGCTGTAATCCAGTTTCCCGGTTGAATTGTTCCAGTACCACCCTGTGTTTACTGCTCTGACGCTCCACCCGGTTTCTTCCCATGTTTTAATAATTGGAATCGACCAGGTCTCCGCAATCGTTTGCTGTGCCTCTGCGATGGAAGGATGTATTGTGTTCTCGTAATGGCCTGCAATGATAATAACTGCCTTTGGGTTAACGTCCAGAATATGCTGAATCAGTTTGTTCATAGCGCCTATAAAATACCGCGAGTCAACACTGCTGCCAGTTGGAACGGCCGCGATAGATGCATAATCGTAATCAGCTCCAGCATCGTTATACCCATGATCAAATACATATGCGTCTACATTTCCAACACTTCCGCCCTGTAAGTATTTATCTAACTTGATGTCATAAGAGCAATTCTTATAGAACGTCTTTGTTGTAGCATCTATCGTTTCAGGAGCATTTGGAATAATCGATTTCCATGCAGACCAGTTATCGAAAATAGACTGTTTTTCTGTTGAAGACAATCCAAGACTGCGTAATAGTACGTTTGCAAGAACTCCACTGTATCCGTTCGGGTCAGACTCCGTAACATAGTTATAGTTGCCAGACCGCACACTGCTCTCGCCTAATGCCTCGTTGTAGACAGTAGCTCCAAGCATATCACCAATCAAGGATGGATATGAATATCCGTTCACCTGCCCAGCCGGGATGGAAGTGCCAAACCAGGCTATTCTTTTACCTGCCCACGGAGTACGGTTGTACTTTCTGCGGCATATCACCAGATTACTGACAAAGGCATCAATGTCCGCAATCGCAGAACTGTTATTCCAGGAAGCGGCAATCTTGACAGACATACTCTCTTCAAAAACATACGGAGCAAAACCGCTTGTTCCGTACCTTTGGAGGATCATCGACTGCCATGTGCCGCCAACAAACTTATGAACAAAATAATTCACCGTTGCCGGTGCTACGATATAATCACCCGGTTCCACATCAATGGTGTTAATGGTGCAGACAGATACATTGGCAGTTGCTCCACCAAGACTCCCAGATGATCCATCATAGTATCCATACTGCCAGACCACATCATGGTTCAGATATCTTTTGCTGTCGATGTAATCATCAAATACGTCTGCCGCTTTTGATGTTTCCGTGCCGTTATATCTGTAGATCTTGACGTTGCTGTTGCTCTGCGTATAGTCAATCGAAGAACCGTTTGATTTACTCAGATTGATATGAGCCACTACATCTTCCGTGAAGTAGTATGTTCCAACAGCATGATACTTATACAGTGAAGTGGTGCTTCCGACATAACGGACTATATCAATGGTATAGCCGCTTGCGATCCTGATGTAGCTTCCCTTCCTGTACACCAAAAGATCATCAAAGGTCGCGCTTACATTAGAGGACAATCCCTTTTTGTTGCCATCGCTTGCGTCATAATATCCCTTTGACCAACTCGGTGTGAACAGTTCAACGTGATTTAAGCCGTTCCAGATATCAGCGTCTTGTGTCCTGATGGCATTTCCCAGGGTGTTATATGTCACACCATCCGCGCCGATTCTTGCATTCTGAACTTCTGCCGCGCTTGGGGCTTCTCCAGACGGTGCAACGATCTGGTCGATCTGGCTCTGAAGGGATGCATCTGTGTTTGCCCTTGCTGTAGATTCCGCATTCAAACTGTTTTGCAGTGCGGCGTCTGCGGTCTGTCTCGAATTGATTTCTGCATTAAGGCTCTGTCTCAGAGATGCATCTTCGTTTGAAAGTGCTGTGTCGGCAGCTTCCCTTGCCGCTTTTTCTGTTGCATCGGCAGCTTCCCGATCTGTGATTTCTTGATTAACTTTTGCAATTACCTGCCTATATTCTGTTTCAACATCTTCCCCCAGGCTCTTCTCCGTATAGAACGGAGCCATGAAGGAAGACCACTTCACCGTGTCGTTCGTGTCGTTCCCGGTCACGCACACAAACACAGTACCGGTCACTGCGACCTGTGCGGCAGTCACGGTCCACGTCAGATAAATGTAGTCATCATCTACGTTCTTCTGAAGTTCCGCGATATCCAGTGGTTCGCTGTTGAAGATCAGATTCACTCTGAAGGTTAAATCAGACAAGTCCGTTCCGCTCTGCGAATACCTCGCGATGCGAAACACCCGGTTCTCCATACCGGTGTCGTAATTCGTACCGATATACCGCTCATTCTCCGGGATCAGCAGCTCACGGCCTTTTACTATAATCATATGTTGCTCCTTTAAAAAAGGCCGGCCCGAACAGGACCGGCCTTGCTTCGTGATCCGCTGATCACATATTATCGAGTTTCTTGATGAGTCTCTGGATCTCTCCCTGCATATCCGGCGGAGCCGCGTACATCAGCTCCCGGAGACCGTCAGTCACGTTGTTCCCGCGAGAGTATCCACCATGGGACATCCCCTCTCTGGACATCCCCTCTCTGGAGTACCGGCCCATGCTGTCTCTTTTGCCGGACATGCGGTAGGAGCCTCTCATGGAGTTGCCTCTCATAGAGCCGCCCATGGCAGCGGTGCGGGGATCCTCGTCGTAGTACATGTAAGAGCCGCCGCCCTCGCATCCTTCCATGACCTTCAGCACGTTCTTCGCGGCATGCGCCAGAGTGTCGATGGTCTTCAGGGAATCCTGCGTCAGGTCCTTCTGCCCATATTCACAAAGCTCATCGCAGAGCTTATCAAAGAGATTGTTCAGTTCCTGCATAGGTCACACCTCCTTAACCGTTGGTGGTCGCTGCGGGAGTGACAGGATTCGCCACGGTATACGCCGGGATCGGATACGGAGCAACACGGTTCACGATGTACTGAGTCTGGGCGGTATTGTCAGCAATAAGCTGTGCGGTCTGCGCGGTCTGAGACGCCGCAAGGTTCTGCATGTTGACCATCGTTCTGAGGTTCTCGTTCTCCCTCTTAAGGGCATCGATCTCCTGCTGGCACATCTTGTCTAGGATCTGCTGGGTCTGATTCTGGATAGCAAGCCTGGTCGCCGCGCCTTCGTTCTGGACGAGGTTCTGCGTCTGGCAGGTCGCCAGTCTGTTGTCACAGCAGCACTGTGCAAGCTGTCCCTGGAGACCGTTGAATCCCTGAAGCATAGAGGTCTGGAAGCCGAAGGTCTGATTCATGTCCGCCATCTGTCTGGCGTTTGCGGAGATCTCGGCCTGTGCAAATCCGTTCTGCACATTGCCGAATCCTGCGGTAATAGACTGCTGGATGCCGTTCACAGTGGTGTTCAGCATCTGATCACGGAAACCATCATTGATCTGCTCGGACTGGTTCAGCCACGGATACAGACCGCCGCCGCCGTAGGCATTGCCTCCGTTGTTCCATCCGCCAAGAAGGATAAAGAGCAGGATGATCCAGAAACCGTTATCACCGAATCCCATGCCCCCTCCGAATCCGCCGGATGGTGCCACAGGCATAATCATTCCAGTTCCGCCATTGCTGTCCATCATAGTCTGTCCTTTCTACCGCTTATTTTTTTGCGGTTAGCGACTGCCTCCATCGGCAGCCGGTTTAAAGTTACATGTTCAACATGCTTCTGAGACTGTTCGCCATCTGCACGGCCTGATCATACTGGGCCTGCGTGACGCGCCCTGAGTTGAGTAACTGCTGTACCTGCTCCTGTGGATTCCCTTTGAACTGCTGCCGGAACTGCATGAACCTCTGGATCATGTTGTTCTGCGGCATCTGCGGCCCCATCTGCTGATAAAGCGGGTTCATTCGTCTGCTCCTTTCAGGGATTCCCGGATCTCCGCGATCTTTGCACGGAGTTTTTCCAGGTCGTCTTTGGTAGCGTACTCCACGTTCTGGTTCAGCGGCTGTCCTCCACGGATGGTGTAGTCAAGCACCTTCATCTGCGGCAGTCCAGACGCGTCCGCCGACTTGAGGTAAATGACCTGTGCTTCGCTGTCCCAGAGCGCTACAGTCGTTCCCGGTGCTACAAGATAACTCTTCGCTCCCGCTTCTCCCTGGACCCAGATGGGGCTATTTGTCTGCTGCGGCATAGCCGTTCTAAAGTCCTGCGGATAATACTGAGGGAACTGCGAATATCCGGGATATCCATAGTTGTAGGCCATCAGTTACTCCCTCCTTCTCCAGACGAACTGTGGGACTTCATGAGAGGAGTCCCACGCATCATATATATCTCCATCAACCACGGTAGCTACATGGCCTCCGAAATAAAGGACATAGGTCCCTTCTGAGTGTTCCTTGCAGAAATCTTCCGCAGTAAAACAGTCCGGGCATGTGTCCGGGAGCGATTCACGGACAAAGCCGTAATGTCTCAAAACTGCCCCGCTTACCGCATCGGAAGACGGCATATCGGCAAGCATATAGCCATGTGCTACAAGCAACGCGTATGCCGTCTCCCAATCACAGGAGAGTGCCTTAGATATCGCTCTGACGGAGCAGTCCCCGACGTTCCTCCCGGCGGGGTTGTTTTGAAACTTAATCCACATGTCATCCTTTCGGAAGCTCGTTTGTATACTTACTCAGGAATCCCTTCACTTTCGCCCAGACGCCCTTTACCGGCAGGCCGCACAGGGCCATGTTTTTGAGGATTGATACTGCCTCATAAGCAATGAAAAGGATTCCGAAAAACTCTGCCGCTCCGATCTTGCCGCCAAAGAAGTTCCGTACTTCCTCAGGCAGAGCACCGATGAAGTTGAAACTTGTAATGGCGTCCAGGATCAGAAGGAAACTGATTGACAGGATCATGGATACCTTTCTGATCGCTCCGTCGATGCCGAAGGAGCTGTTCAGCTTCCTCTGCTTGACTGCGCGGAGAAGGCCAAACACGGTGTCCATGCATACTGCCAGAATAAGGATCTGGATGATGTCGTTATGGAGGGCCTCATCGATCAGCGTCACGAAGTTTTCCATGATCTCCACCTCAAAGTTCGGCAAGTTCCTTGCCCTTCCCGGCGAGATCCCTGATAAGCTGTGCGGTCTTGCCGTCCTGTGCCAGCGACTGGTTGATGACTTCCGCCACTTCCACAGGAACCTCAACAGGTTCGCCGCGCTTCACAAGCCAGGTCATGCCGTTAATGCCCACAAAAAGCGGGTCCTTGTACTTGTCGCCGTCATAGAAAAGATTGATAGTGGTGGTCTTGCCGGAAAGACCTTCCTTTGCCATAGGTGCTTTTGCTGCCATATGTTCTCTCCTTTGTGCCAGGGGCCATGCGGCCCCCGGCGTTATTTATGATCAGTCAAGGGAGCAGCCGCTCTCGATGCGGATCATGTACTCCTCGACCAGTCTCTCAGCGGTCTTGGTCGCCTTCCAGCCTACGGTACTGTACTGGTTAAGCGGTCCACCGGCCTGCTCTTTGGGCTTGATGATGGTCTCAAGGCCACCGCCCTGGATAGCGGTCTTGCCGTAAGCATTCTTGCCGATAATCAGGGTCGCGTAGACGTTCGCACTGGAAGCACCTGCGCTCTCGAACACCTTCGCCTCGGTGGACTCAAAGAAAACGACGTTGTTGATTCTGCCGATCTCACCGTTGTACATATGCTCCGGGGACGTATGCTTCTGCCAGTCAACCCACTCGGTGTCTCTCATCAGATCATAGGCCACCTTCGGATGAATGATTGCGGCATAGTATCCGCCGTCAAGCATCGGGGCATCCTGTGCCTTCAGTGCCGCGACTGCCTTCTGGATGTCCTTCACGGTGAGGACGTCGGTCTTTGCGACTGCCGCTCTGCTGGCCTTGCCGTTAGCATAAGCAACATTGCTCCCTCCCACTAAAATTTCTCTCGTGATGGTGTCCAGTGTACGTCCAGCCTGCTGTCCGATCAGCTCGGTTGCCTCGGTGATGATCGGGTCGATAGCGGTAAGCTGGAGCATGTCGGTGATCTTGACGAAACCACCGTACTGGTTCACAGTCGCGGGGATTGCGCTCACGTTCAGCGCCTGTCCGTTCGGGGTAACGCCCTCAGTCAGCGGGGTCAGTGCCTTCGGCAGCTTGCTGAACTTACGGAATTCGATGGTCTTGCCGTTGCCTCTGGGGATCGGCTTCTCCTGACCAAAGCGGTCATGGACCAGGTACGGCTCTGCCAGCCGGATCAGGTTTTTGTCGTAAAAAGTTTTCATTTCCGGGGACAGATCGTTCCCGGTGGTTGCGCTTGTGGTTGCGTTCATGACGTCACCGAAACGCTGAAGGTCAAGCGCATACATGAGCTTTCTGTTTTTGTTCATGTTCTGTCTCCTTTAATTTTTGAAGGTCAGCGGCCTCCTCAATCGGGGCCGGTAGCTGTTCACAGGGTAATGTGTTCGCCGCGCTGTGCGCGGAGCACATACTCTGCGATCTCTGCGTTACTCATTTTGGAGACATCGGTTGCGACTTTTGCGGACGCCTGCCCGGACATGCCGCCTTCCACAGGTCTGGATCCGCGCTGTGCGATGGTAGTCGCGGTCTTCTTTGCGACCTGCTTTGCGGTGTAGGACATCGCCCCCTGAAGGATGCCGTCGGCATTCATTGCGATATATGCCTCGCGCATCGGGATAGCATACTGGTTATCCGGGTGGATCAGATTGACAAACCGCTCATTTTGCATCATTTCTGATAGGTCAAAGTCCGGGAATTCCTGCTTCAACTCTGCCGCTTCAGCTTCCCTCTGCCGGAGCCATGCTTCACGGCTTCTCTGGAGCGCTTCTGCCTGACGTTCCTCTCTGAGCCTGTTGTTTTCAGCAGTAAGTTTGTCCATCTTGATCTGCTGTTCGACAGTCAGACCATTGCCGTATGCTCTTTCTTCGTATAAGGAGTAGTCCTTATCCACGGCTTCCTGCATGGCGTCAAGATCCTCCGGGTCCACACCATACTTCGCCGCATACACATTCAGAATAGGTACGGCTTTTGCCCAACGATCCTCGGCAGCTTTCGCCTTCGCAAATCTCTGGCGAATAGCTTTCTGCATGGATTTGTCGTATGCCTCCTTATAATCAGGATTGGCCTTTAACATCTCCTCAAAAGTTGCTTTCTGTGTCTCCTGTGCAGCGGCGTCCTGCGGTGTTGCCTCGCCCGCATTCCCAGCGGCGTCCTGGGACGTTGTTGCTCCGCCCGTATCTCCGGCAGCATCTGCAAACTGCTGGAGGTGAAGCATATAGATCTTTAACATTAGGTCTCCCTCTGCCGTCTCTCCGGCGTGTCCGTATTTGTTTACATCGTCAGTTTATGAGAAATAAAAAGAGGAGTACGCCCTTTGCTATGACGTACTCCCAAAATATTAATGATAGTTGAAAGTGTTTTCGCTGAATCCTGCCAGTTTCCAGAGGAGAAGCTCGTCGTCGTACGATCCCTTGTATTTTCCAAGGTAATCATCCATATACTTTTTCCGCTTCTCTGTCTGCTGTTTCTTGTCTTTATCCTGAATGGATCTCGCCGCATCGACAGCATCCCGGCCTTTCAGGTAGTCCTCAAAGGTCCCGTCCTTCCACTGTCCCACCTTTTTATCAGTCTTCTTGTAGAGTTCCTTGATCTCATCGGTGGTAACACCGTTTGCCAGCATCTCCAGCGCAACGGCACCGGCTTCATGACGGGTCACTCCGCCATCCTCACGGGCCTCCGCGATCCTGCTCTCCCATGTCCGCTGCGTATCGGTCTTTTCTTTCGACTTCCCTTCATTCATCGGGATCTTCGACTCAATCTTTTCCTTGTCCGGTACGAACACCCAGCCGCTGTCTGTCGGTACTAGGTCACCGTACTCCCGGAGTTGTTTCACGCCGAACTCCCACTGTTCCTCAAAACTCTTGCCTTTCAGCCATTCACGGACGGTCTTCCCGCCTGTGAAGTCCTGCACAGATCCGTAATACTCAGAGATCTTAGCATGCGGACTCTTTGAACCGGACGGGATGGAGACGATATTGTTCGTATTGTTGACCTGCGTGGACGTAAAGCCGGACAGGCTCTTCTCCATCTGCTCCTGCTCCACGATGTGATGCCAGTTCTGCGTCCGTTCCGGGTCTCCCAGGTCTTCACGCAGCTTTGTGAAAGAACTGTAGCCATGGTCTGGTACATTCCTGATGGACGGTGCTTTTGCATCCAGCGCCACACCCAGATAGCTCCGCAGATTGTTCGGGTCTTCGTTGATCCGCTTATACATGTTCTCGGTGATCGGACGCCCGACGGCTTTCTCAAGGTTCGCCTTCTTCGTTTTCTTCAGCGCCCGTGCCGCCTTTTCCATGTCGCCCTTCCTGGCGGCATCCACTGCCATGTTGGCGTACTGGTCACGGGTAGGCGAGGTGTCCTTCAGCAGTCCCTTACCAGCTTCCCATCTGCCCATCGTGCCTTCGCGCAAATCCTGGTTATAAAGGACCACGGAGTTCGCAAGGTTCACAATGTTCTCTGCAAACCCTATGGGCGTGAACTTGGAAACTGAAAGAGCAAACTTTGAGATGGCCTGCGCTTTCGCTCCGGTGCTGGCTTCTTCGTTCCCCATCGTCCCGATCATATTACCCATGTTGTTGATTAGATCATTGATGAGGGACAGTCCGGGTGCCTCGATGTCGTACCACTGTGACTTCTCGCCCTTCAAGGCGGAGTAGATATAGGTAGCAAAGTCTACCATGCTGCTGGCACCGAAGAATCCGCCTGCGGCAGAACTGAGGAAATTAAGACCGGTCTTCTTAAGCAGTGTTTCAAAATCGATCTCGCCCTTTTCATTCCGGTAGGGTTTCCCCTTATGAAAGAGAAGGATGTTCAGCGCGGTCCCCATCAGTGCGAACGTGAGGTTGGATGCAGTCCATGATGCAAGGGTCTTATAGAAGTTCTTCGCGGACTCCTCACTGTACTTCGCTGCCGTTTCGCTCCCGTTCTTCGCTCGTTTCTCGTCTGCTTTCCACTGGCCCCAGGCGTCGATCAGTTCGCCGGACATCTGCATGGACTCGGTCTTGAACATTCCGAAAGTCCGGGAGCCGATGTCGGTCTTCCGCAGGTATTCCGGGCGGAATGCCGCTTCATACTGAGGCTGTGTACGCCAGAGGACCTGATTGTACCGTTCCGCAAGCGTCTCATCATACTTCTTGTCTCCACGGTGCAGGTCCGGGAATTCCTTCCTGACGTTCTCCTCTGTAGCAAGGAAAAGCCTGTTGGTGGTCCATACGTCCATCGCCTGGTTGAGGTTCGGTGTGTTCTTCGTGATGGGATCCTGTTTCTTTGCCATCTCGCCCAGCTCGATGGTGGACTGCCCCTGACGCCTTGCCCATCCCCACGGGGTGATGCTATCCATGTACTGCTCGTCTGCTTTCGTAAATCTGTGGGCAAGACCGTACATGAGCGATCCGGTGTCAATGATGCTCCCCGCCATTGCGTAGGACGTTGTCTGCTTAAGAGCCACGCTTGCGTTCAGTGTCAGCGTAGATCCTGCGTAAGCGCTTCTCATGGAATCAAGGATTCCGCGCTCCGCTTTCCGCCCACCGGCATTGATATCATCGCGGATCAGGCGCTCGATGTAATCGGCAGTGTCAGAGTTCCATGCGTTCTTAATGGCGCTCTGTACGCTGTTTCTGGTGCCGGTGAATTCGTCCCTATGTGAGGTGTATCCGTATACCTTGTTCCAGTTCCGCAGCGGGATCGCAAGGCCGTAATACCGGGCAGTGTTCCTGATGTGCCGCTTCAGCACCTGCCTCGCATCTTCCAGGAGGATCTTGTTGTTGGCGCCTTCCTGCCTCTTCTTAAGGTTGTTCCATCCTTCCAGCGTAGGATCCTGGAAGTTGTCCATGGATTTCGCCAGGAAGTTCTTATCCGAAGAGATCGGGAAGTAATTGTCCACAATGGCCTTCAGGACGCCGTCCAGATCCACGGATGTTTCATTGATTGCATCCTTCGCGTACCCGTCAAAGAATGTCTCCAGAAGACTGGCGAACTCCTTCTCCGATTCCGTCATATCAGCGCAGATCTTGTTGATATCAGCCGGATCAAGGATTATCGTAGTTCCCCTGCCGTAGGCATCTTCAATCAGTCCCTTCGCGTAAGCACTCGGCTCCGGGACCGTCATGCCGTCCGTTGCGATGTGCCTCTGATTGTCACGGTTCTTTGACGCCATATACAGAGATACTCTCATGGCGGGACTGATCAGTGCCGTCTGTCCGTATTTACTGGTGATAGGGATCGTCTGCTTTGCACCGTTCTTCAGGAAGTCCTTGTTCTTCTCGTCCTTCTCGAATCGCTCAAACAGTTCCGACGACATCTTTTCAAACGTCTTCACCCTCGTATATCCATCAAGTACCTGCCGGTACAAGGACTTCATCGCAGAATCCCGCTTATAGCCGGACAGCCGGTTGAATGCCCTCTCCGGGCTTAAGTTGTCACGAAGGTACTTCGCAGACATCACCTTCACAGGGTTCGTTACATCCAGCGGCGTCAGCTCTTTAAGATCCTGCACGATCTGCCGTCCAACTTCCGCAGCGGAACGGTTCTGCTCGTCTCTGAGCAGCCTGTCTGTGGTCTCCTGGTAGTGACTCAGGGCAGACAGCTCGGTGATCATGTCACTCACTTCTTCAAGGCTCATGTCCTTGATCTGCTTCTTGAACAGACGCTCGACCTTCTTCCAGTCATCCTCGGCATGGAGTGCGAGATAGTTCTCGTCCGTCTTCCGCATTTCCATGATCTCCAACAGCTTATTGTGGAGAGAGGTTCTGGTCGTGTCGGTCATTCCAAGCGCAGTGAGGTCAATGTCCTTCAGCAGTTCCTGCACCCTCTCAGATGCGAGACCGGGCTTGTTCCGTGATTCACGAAGCGCTTTCTGTGCCAGCTTCTGGAACTTCACGCGGAGCTTTCTGTCGTTCCTCTTGTCCCGCGCCGCCTGTTTCTGCGCTCTGTGTGCCGCGAGGATCTCATCGATCTTCTTGTCCTTCTGTGCCTGCAGATTTGCAAGCCGCCGGATCATGTCGTCGTGCTGTTCGCCCAGCTTTGTTTCCGCTTTCTTCTTCAGCTCCGCGATCCGCCAGTTTGTATTCTGACGCCACTGCTTTTCAAGATAAGCAATCCTGTCGTTCTTTTCCTGCCGGAGCTTCTCGATCCGCTGACGTGCCTTTTCCTTTTCGGCTCCGACAGCGACCTTCATCTTCTCCTTCAGTTCTGCGATCTGTGCGTCTTTCTGGGCAGTCACCTGTTCGATACGCTCAAGGTAGCTGTTGCTTAACTGTTCCATCAGCTTCTCTTCGCGCTCGGTCAGTTCAACCACTTTACCGTCAAGGCGAAGACGGGAGGAGTAACGGACATCATCGATTTCGGGATCGAATCTTGCACTAAGCGGAATTACATTTCCTTCATCGTCATAGGTTACCGGTGCAAGCGTTTTTCTTGCGGCATCCTTCTGCGGTCCAGTATACCCAAGTGATGCGAGGTCGAGTTTTCCCTGCTCCCAGAGCTGCGGAAGCCTTCCGTTCTCTTTAAGAATAGCATCGCACTCTTCCTGTGATAATGCACGTCCGATTTTCAGAGAGCCAGAGATAAACCATGAGCCGATATCATTGGCGTTTGCCATCGGATTTGTAGCAAACTTATACCCGCCGTCGACGGGCATTTCCTGCATATCCTCATAGATTACCTTACCATAGCTTGCTTTGCCCTTTTCGTTTCCAATATGAGACCTGGTATAGTCCTTGTCGAACGCCATCTCACATTCAAACACCACCTGGTTGTAACGGTGATAATTCTGATACGGGTGTTCCTCGGTCCCGGTAAACGTCTCTTTGTTGGCTTTTGCCCTGCTGCTTTCGGCAACATATTCCTTATCCTGCTTTCCGCCCTGTGGGAAGAACGGGAGATCTCCCGCATGCCAGCCGGGGCGATATGCCAGTGCAGTAACACTTTTAGCCTTGCTCCCTTCAGGAAGGAATCCTCGATCAATGAGTTCCCTACGGATCTCTTCGTTCGGGATCTCGACCATACCGCCAGTCTTTCCGCCTTCTGTATAAGGGTTCTGCGTAGACGGCACATAAAGTTTCCCGTTCTTCGCTTCAAAGTGCCAGGTGTCCTGTGCATCGAGCCAGACGCCCTGCGGGAGCTTCTGTGTGCCAGATACAAACAGCGCCGTCGGTTTACCGTCAGGTGCAACAGTAAATACCTTATAGACCTTCTGAGTCTTTGCCGGTGCCTTCCCTGTTCGCACTTTATATGCCAGAGTTTGTTCGGGGATGGCATCTGTGAAGCCAGCATCCTCTGCGGCCTTCGTTACCATCTCAGCGGCTTTGCTCATGTCACCAGAGTTTACCGCCGCCATATATTCTTCGTCCTGCTTCTCTTTCTTTTTGGAAAGATTCAGTTTCGAAGAATACTGGATCCCCGGATGCTTCTTCTTGTAGTCAGCAACGAACTGATCAACAATACCTTTTGCAACAGGATAGCTGTGATGGTCTCCGGCGTACTCGGCAAACATGCGCTGGATCGCCTGCATGTCGAAGTTCGGGCGGACCGGCATCTGCGGGGAACCAACTCCGTCGTTATCATACATCTTAAAATCGATGAGGAGTTTCCAGTATCCATCCGTGGAACCGTCCTTCTTCAGTGAGAACTTCGCCTTGCCGTCCACCATGGTCTTATCCAGGAACTTATAGAACTTTGGTCTCTTCCCGTCACGGTAGCACATATCGAGGTACTTTTCCGCGTTCTCCTTGCCGCTCTTGGAGAAATCCCAGTAGTCGTTCGGCATGTAGTTCAGGCACTTGGTCTTGACCTGTCTGCCTCTGTATTCATGGGTATGCTTGCTCGGATCAAGCCATTTCTCATTCTGCTGATAGGTGTAGTCCTTTGTGGTGCTGGGCAGGCCCATCGCCTTGTACTGCGACTTCTTCCACTGGCTCCTGTGGAACGGGATGATAAAGTCGATCCTGTCATCCGCCAGCGCCGCGAGAAGCATCTTGTCGTCGTAGACGCAGCAGATGGTGCCGACGTTCTTGGAATGCTTGTTTCTGAGTTCCATAGCGGTCTCAAACGGCATTCCCTCTTTGCTGTTGAAGATAAGTTTACCGTCCTCGTCAAATCCCCATGCATCGATACTGAGGTTTATCTTCAGACCTGTGTCGCCAAATGCGGCAGCAAAGTTCGGCTGTTTCGTGTACCCCTGCCCGTTCAGGCCAACCACAGACATATCCATGATTGCCTGCATGGCATCGATGATGTGGATGATCTCGCAGTCTGAGAAACTCTGGAACCGGATGCCACCGTTCCTGTTCTTTTCGATCACAGTCAGTTTGTTCTTGAATTCCCGCAGGATCTCGTTACTGTACGCGCTGTGGGACATGTAGAGTTTCGGCTTCTGCTGTGACGCAAACAGATTCGGGTCGCCGGGTTTAAGTGTGCCGTAATGGTTCCAGAAGTATTCATACTGCTCATAGCACTCCGGGTGCGTGAGGCGGATCCATTCGATGCCGTCAGGCGTGTTCGCCTGTGCCATGTTCGGCTGCCAGTTTCCCGGGTAATACTTCTTATACAGTTCCAGGAACTTCTTCGTGAACTCTCCCATTGCCGCACGGGAGCCTTCGACATAGCACTTGCCGCAGGGGACTTCAAGACCATTGTCGTCCATCATCTTTCTGATGGCGAGGACTTCATCCCTTGTGAGCGCCGTGTTCGGGAGCAGTTCCTGAATAGCCTGGAACGTACCGATGAACGGGCCACGCTTCGGACATAACGTGTCAAAGTCAAAACTGCCGCCATACTCTGCATTAGATACGAACGGAGAAAGGCCGGAGTTCTTGTAGTCATACCTGCCACGGTCGGCGATGATCATCTTGGCAACACTGTTGACATCATCGATATACTTCTCGGCCTGTTCCTTAGAGACGTTCAGGTTCTGGCAGATGGTCTCTATCGCCTTTGCTCTTTCCTTCACATACTGGGACTCATTCCACAGGTCCGCACTGTACTGGATCGGCAGTGCATTTGCAGTTCCGTCTTTGGTATCGATGACGGTGTTCACCGTTTCCAGTGCCTTCGCCTGTTCAGGTGTTACGCCTTCCATTGTTGCCACAGGGGCGTCTTCCGCCTCCGCGTCAAACGCACCGCCCAGTTTTTCGTTGCAGTACGGGTGCAGTATGTCACCAATGACCTGCATGAAAGCCGCAGCATCTTCGTATCCTTCAACGCCATCAAACTGATTGATCCTGGCTCCGCCGTCGCAGACCATTTCCTTGTTGGCATGGGCCATTCCTTCGGGTGTAGTGTTCCCCTGCTGGTACAAACCGGAGACCTTCGTGATGATCTCGTCTGCACCGGCAGCGTCGATGCCCATATCCATGAGGGAACTCTTCAGGTGCTTCATGGCATCAGCAACAACGATCCGCCCATCGCCAACACCTATCTCGACAGCCTCATGATACGACTGCTGTTCTGCCGTCGTGTTCGGATCGTTTACCCTGATATTTACTTCCCCGGTATCAAGGTTGACGCTTGCCCTTACCTGTTCGCCTCTTATTGTGGCAATGTCGTTATCACTGCCGTAATATGTGACCTTCTTCGCGCCAGCTGCTTTGAGAACGGCACCGCCCTTATTCACTGAAGGTGTAGTGCCGCTGGAAACAAGGTGTATTACTTGTCCGGGTTCTGCTTCCGGGAAGATCTGAGTTGCGGGTACCTCGCCAGTAAATCTGAGAGTTCCTGCTTCTGGGTCTGCCGCATCTTTTCCAGCTCTCCAGGATGATTCCGCAGGTACTCCTGCCGCTGATGGAATGCTTCCATTTCGCTCTCCGGCACTGAGTGATACAGGCCATCTGCTCCCTTCACCTGATAAATTCGATTCTGGTTCTCCTGTGCCATAACCGATTGCCTCCCTTGAAAGATTTTCCTGTGTATTTATATTCTGAGTATATCCGTTCATTTGAGCACTATCAACAGCAGAAGGTCTTGCTTCCGCTCTGATCGCCTCGATTGCGGCAGTATTCTCTGCGATCCGCCTGTCGATCTGAGCCGCACGTTGTGCAGTCTGGTCCTGTTCCGCCAGCCGGTTCACGAAGCGCTCAAGAGGCTGTCTGTCAGTAGTGGGGACATACGAACTGTCCTGATTGACGCCGCTGTTGATAAGTGCCTGTCTTCTACCTTCCTGGAGCTGTGCCTGCTGGTTTGCCCTTGCATCTGCAAGCGCGGCAAGGCGTTCCGCTCCCGCCCGTGACTGATTCGCAGTGATCTCCGGCGACTCATTCTCGTATACCGCGAACGGACTGTTTAACTCATCATTGAGCTGTTCAACGAACGGATACTGGCTCCTTTCATACTGTGCCGCCTGGATCTGCCGCGCCGCACCGTCGATGTCCTGCATGGCAGTACGGGTATACGGATTTCCGGGGATGTCGCGCTGTGCCGTCACCGCGCCGGTGGTGATATCGGTAGAGGGAATCTGTGCCTCGGATGTCTCAGTCGGCGGTGCCGCAAGTGCGCGGAGCTGTTCCATTCCGGGAACCGCAGGAGGCTGTGCCTGTGCTTCCGCAACGCCCTGCTTCATTGCCTGGTCGATGGCAGCCGCAAGGTCCATGGGGACAAGTGCTGTTCCCGTCCCGGTGGCAGTGCCGGTACCTGCTGATGCCCCGAAAGTATTCGTCCCTCTCTGCATCGCCACGAAATCTGCCGCCCTGGCATCAATAGCGTCCAGCGCCGCCGTCATGGCGTCTACCTTGTCCTGCTGGCCTCCGAAGTAGTTACTCTGAAGTGTTTCACGCAGTGTCTGCGTTCTGTTGTTTATTGCCTCCTGCCAGGAATCAAGGTCTTCTGAATTTGCCGGCCTCATTGTTGCGGCAAGCTCGATGTCCTTTTCCAGATCTTCATACTGCTTTTTCAACCAACTGAAATTCCTGCTGTTGGTCTTATAGGTGTCCATTGTCGCGGACAGAAGGTTCATTGCAAATGCGGTCCCGAACTGGACTGCAGCCTGCTGCCGCAGTGAATCGGTATACGCCTTTTGCAGGTCTTCCTCTGTGGCTTCCGGGTGCATCGCCATGTAGTTCTTCCTGAAAAGATCGGTAGGGGTTTTATCCTGCATGGCATACTCAATGCCGATCCTTGTACCTGCTCCTGCGGTCGCCGAAGAAAGGTTCTTCACCCAATCAAGGAACAGAGTCTGGCTTCCGGTCCTTCTAAGAAGATCTTCCAGGCCTACCGCTGTTGCCATCGCGGCGGCGGACTGTGCCGCACCTGATACGGTGGAGACCCCGACGTTTCTTGCAAACTCGGTCCCGCTCATTAACCCTGTGGCAAGGCTTCCTGCCTGATGTGCGGCTGTGCTTCCGCCAAACAGGATACCGCCGGTTATTGCTCGCACTGCGAGTTTCGGTGCCTTGATGCCCTCCGCAGCGGCCCCAAGCGCTTCGCCTCCAAGGGCCATGGTGCCGATATTACCGGCGAGGCTACCTGCCCCAAAAGCATACGGATGCCGTTCCTGAAGGCCCTGCGCCTCTCTAAGTTCGTTTTCGTACATCTGGGCGGACTGTTTCTGCGCTTCTTCGTTGCCCGTCAATCTGGCGAGTGCCTGCTCCCCTGCGGTAAGCATGGACGGGATCCCGGTCCCCTGGAGCGCACCGGCGATTATCGGGTTGTGCCTGTCAAAGGTGCGAAGTTCACGGTCGCTCTGAGCCTTGTTGGCATTCTCAACCCTCTGTTTTGTCCAATCGGCAGCGGCATTCACTTCTTCCTGTGTGGAACTTCTGATCCCCTGCCCGGACTCCGGTGCTTCATCCATCATCTTTTTCAGTTCGGGGGTAATGTTCATTTCTCCCGTCTGCTGAAAGCGCCTGACTGCCCCGCCGACCTCAAAGGGCCTCGGTGCCTGATTTGCAAGTGCGCGGAGCTGGCTGTCGTCATAATATGCTTCCTGCTGGCGGTGGAGCTGGTCCGCATACTTATCCGCCTCGTCAATGCTATCGAACTTGCCAAGATACTGCCCGGTCTTGTAATACTGATCAATAGCCTGGTCTTCCGTAAGCTGGACAGGTCTTCCGTGTGCATCTCTTCCGATAGTGGGGACAAGGATCTCCTTCCCAGATTCGTCACCGAAAGACATGCTGTTCACGGTGGAAAGGCTTCCGTCGCGCTGCCGGTACTGCGGCCTGTTGTAAAGGTCGATATTCCCCTTCCCATACTGCCCCAGGGATTCCCCCAGACGATTCTGGACGAAGGCATCCATGGGAGTCTGGGTGCGACGATATGCATCTGGCATTGTCTGCCTTACAAGACCGGACAGCAATTCCCTGTCAGATGCGGATCTGGTCGGGGCAGCAGGCTGTGGAGTCTGAAGATTTTTCGACACAAACTGCCGGAAAGCCATTCTTCTTTCCGTCTGATCATCACCTTTACCGATAGCCTTCTTGTTCTCATGATACTGCAAAGAACCGGCAGGGGTGGTATCGGCAGTATGTATTACCTTTTTCCTTTTCGAGTATACCTTCTCGGTCTCATCGCGCATGCCAATCTGTCTTGCCATGTCTTACCTCCGAAGTCTCATCGCCTGTCTGATCGGGCTGAATACATTCTCTTCGTCTGCTTTCTTTTTGCGAAGTGCCGCATCCCTTTGCATCTGTGCAGGATTTGTACTGACGCCAAGTCCGGCAGAACGAACCAGCTCAAGCCCCTGTTCAGGCGTAATCAGTCCGGTAACCACGGCATCCTCAATGCTGTTATATTTTGCCTGGTCTCCAAGCTGTGCATTAACTGCATTGGCAGCAATATTACGATTAATGTCATATCCAAGCTGCGTTGCGAACGGTTGTCCTGTAATAACCTCGGCATTTGGCTTCCCGGAAGATTTTCTTCCACCACGGCCACGTCCACCACCACCAGACCCCCCTGCAAGCATTTCTGCCTGCATCTGTGCAGCAAGTGCATTGAGCTGTTCAACATCAGCAGGATCAAGCATTGACGCATAGTGAGAAGGTACCTGCTGCCCGGCATTTGCCATCTTCAATGCCATATTGAAGGCATTGTCATAATCGCTTAATGCGTCCCTCTCCTTCTGGTACTCCTTCTGGTCTCCGTACTCAAACTCCTGCCATGCACGGTTCGCACGGTCCTGGTATTCGTTCCAGTCCATGCCAGTGTCGAACTGGTACTGCCCCCAGTCGTTGCCATACATGTTCTGGTACTGGTTCGCATAGTAGTTCCGGTCGTTCATCCAGTCTCCGACGGTGTCGCGGTATCTCGCATAGTCGGTGTTATCAAGGCCGGTCACCGCACCAAGCTGATTGTATCTGTTCGCCTGTTCGTCTCCGTACATCTGGTACGCCAACTGCATGAGCTGGAGGTTCCGGTCGTTCATGGCCTCCATGGTGCGGTCGTACGCCTGTCCGGCAGCGGCAGTCGCCGCAGTGGAACCGTACCCGCCGGTCGCCGCCTGCATGGCACCCATGGTGTCTCTCATGCCCCTGTTGGCCTGTGCCTGGTACTGCTGTGCGTACTGGTTGTACAGGGTCTGGTAGTTCGCGTCCTTGTTAAGGTCGAACTTCTGATTCTGCGGATTAAGGATGCCGTCCAGGATGGTCTGGATCGTGCCTTCATACCGCGACTTGAACGGATCAGGCCGGTTCTCCTCGGTCTCCTTCATGAGGTCGTAGTATTCGTCAGTGTCCGCGCCGGTACGGAACTGCCGCCTCTGGAAGGTCTCATCGAAAGGGTTGTACTTTGCCCGGACATCAGACGCCGCATTCCTTGCCGCGACTTCTGCCACTCCTGCCGAAGGAGCCTGTCCCACAGTCACGTTGCCCAGTCCCTGTGTCACCGCCTGCGAAGGGCCGTTGAAGCTGATCGGGTTGCTCGGCATCCCCTGGATCTGCGACGCGGTAGGCGTCGGGTCGTTGTACCATCCATTCGGCGCCGCGCCGGTCCCGGAGGTTGGACGAACCACGCCGATGTTCCCGGACGTGGGATTCGCCGCAGTCCTGCTCACGTTGTTCCCGGAGGAGAGACCAAGGCCCTGCCGGATCTCATCCTGTGAGCGCTTATTCTTTTTCACTACAGTTGCCATTCTCTTTTTCTCCCTCTCCCTCTTCGGGATCTTGAAGGATCTGCTCGATAAGGCAGATCCGTTTGCAGTTCTCAATTCCCTTGACGCTTATCTGGTTCAAGAGCGAAAGTACGCTCTGAATCTGTGTTACCGTGTATCTAATATCCTTGCTCATGTCCTTGCCCTCATCGCCTTCCTGATCTGCTCTGTCTGGTACATCACTTCCGCTTCGGAACAGCTTCCTGCCGCCGGACATAGCGCCTGTTTCCCGCAGGAGGGATACAGCGCACACTTCCCGCAATGGTTCCGCGTCTTCGCCTTCCAGCGCTTCAAGACCGTCTGGTCATATCCCTTCGCGTAGATGGAACCGTAGTTCTCACCGTAGGGATGATGCTCACAGGGAGACAGGTGTCCGTCAGTGGTGATGCATGCTACCTTCCTGTTGTCCGCCATGCAGGACGTCCCGAAGCGAAGGACCGGGAACTTTTCTGTGCGTTTGCCAAGCTCCACCAGATGTTCCTCGACTTTCAGCAGACCACGGTAGTCATCTTCGTTCCCACCTTCGTACAGCATCGTGCAGTATGGGCGGACTCTTCTGATGTCCTTCACCGCGTCTGCCACCCTGATTGGCGCTTCCGGCCCTTCGCCCGGATGGTAATGCGTCCTCAGGTTCACCTTGATGCCAAGATCTGACAGGCGGTGCATGCTGTCCACCAGACGTTCCCAGGCTCCTTCCGGCAGTCCCTTGATGCGGTCGTACTCTTTGCCGGTGTCGTCCGCAGTGAGCTGGAGGTGGTCGATGTGCAACGCCTGAAGGAAATAATCTTCCACCTTCGGCAGCAGGTCTCCGTTCGTGAAGATCTCCGAAGTGAAGTCCACGCCTTCCTCGTCCAACCTGTCAGCGATGGTTCCGATCGCCTCCGTATTCATAAGAGGCTCTCCGCCAAACCATCTGATCCTGACCTCGTTGTCCCTGTTGCTGTGGGACATGATGTACTCCGCGACGTCCTCCGCTGTCTGCCTGCTCATGGTCATTGCCATGATGCCTTCCTCGTAGCAGTAGGTGCAGTGGGCATTGCACTTTGTCGTAGTGAAGATGATGAACTTCCGCTTAATCTGGCTTCCGGGGCCGTCCGCGTTCTGCAGCCACTTCTGCCGAACCATGTACGCGAGGATGGCCTCGTCCATCTCCTCCGGCACCAGGAACCATCTCTGTATCAGCGTCTCCTCGTCAGCATCAAGAAGCGCCTCTCCGGTCAGCGTGTTGTACTTCGCGTCTCCTTCCGTGATCACGAATCTGCTTTCCCGGAACTTCACGCCTGCTTCCGGCGTCTGCGTCCCAAGCACTCGCATGGCAAACTTGTTAGGGTCGTTCAGCACCTTCATCAGCAGTTATCTCCGATCTCATCAGTGCTTCCATCACACATGCAGTCGCACCCATCACCCGGACATCCGTCACTTCCGCAGTCGTCGCTGTCAGAGCAGTGCTGCCAGCACTCGTTCTCCACGGTGGAAAGTCTGTTGTCCAGCCACTGCAGCGTCCTTGTGATGTCCCACATGGTGCCGTCCTGTCCCTCGTACCATGAGTCGAGCAGGTACAGCCTGCGGAATCCTGCATCTCCTGTGCCGCCATTAATGCCTGCCTGGTCCGTATTCAGTGCCGGATTCAGTACGCTTCCGATCCAGTTGGTCGCCATCTTCCGGTTCTTGAACTCGAATCCGGGAACGCCGACCACGGTGACTCCGTCTTCCGCGATGATGAAGAAGTCGTTTGCCGTCCGTGATCCGTAGTAAGAAGCATAGATGTGACTTCCTTCGATGGTGGAGCCGGTGATGTTCCCGGTAAAGCGTCCGTTATTCGCTTCGATGCTCCCATCCAAACCCACTTTGAAGTTGCCGTTCACGGTAACGACGCCTTCAAGTTTTATCTTTGACGCCTCGATCTGTATCATCTCTTCGGACAGATTGATGGCGGAGACGATGCCGTCCTTTGAGACGTAGTTGAGCTGTATGCCCTGCAGCGTCGCCTCGATGGTGGCCTGCCGCTGTCCGTCCGTCACCATGGTGAGCCGCGCCAGTTCGGAGTAGTTCTCCTCCGGGTCGAGGTTGTTGAACATGTAGTCCAGTTTCCTCTCCTGCTTGATCAGGTACTCCTGCACCTTCTTTATGCTGTCGATGGATTCAAGGTCACTTACGGAACCAGGAGTGTAAACTGCCATTGATCTCGCTCCCTCCTTCCACCGTGATGCCCATTGCCAACAGTTTCACCTGTCCTTTGCCTTCCATCTTCCACCGGAAGCGGCTGCACCTCTGCGGCACGATGGGAATGTTGTATGTCTTCGCGGTAACGGAATGTACCGTACCGGCCCGGTGCCAGATAGGATCCTCGTCAAAGCGGAAGAAGACGTTCGCCTCTGCTCCCGCGTCCATCCACAGGCTGAAACGTGCCTTAGAGATCCACTTCGTATCGAGCATGGACTCCCGCAGGTCGCCGGACTCGATGCTCCACTCGATGAGGTCGGTGCTGCCGCCGGTGATGGTCCGCAATGTGTTGTCTCCGTCAACGTAGTACAGCTTGCCGTCCCCGAATGCAGTGAAACGGAACTGCACCGGGTCTTCCTGATACCACGCCTGGTATCTCTGGTCGTAGACAAGGAGCGCCCTCTCTCCGTCCTTCAGACAGGAAAGGTACAGCCTGCCGTCCTGAGAGCCTGAGACGCCCTCTGACAGGTCAGAGAGTATCTGGTCAGAGATCTTCTCCGGGGAGGCACCTGTGAAGCGGTAGACGCCTCTCCTGCCGATGTAGAACAGCACCTGGTCCGCCACGCAGAGTGAACCTGCACTGCCTTCCCTGACTCCCGGCATGTGCATCTCACTGAGCTGATAGTTTGAAGGCTTGTTGCCGTAGAGGATGTGGATGGCCTGCTCCTTGAAGAAGAGCACCTGCCCCATGTAACTACAGCAGCCGGTGAAATCTCCATCACTGCCGATGGTCACTGTGTAGCTGTCCGTCGCGATCCCCTCGTAGCAGTTCCAGTTTGTCGGGTCGCCCAGTTTGCAGGCATATACCTCATGGTTCTCACTGTTGCAGGCCCACAGCCGGTTCTCATGTTCGCAGACGAAGTCGAAGTCCTGCGACGTCCTCTTGATGGTGACGCCGGACGCCCTTGTGAACGACGTGCGCTTAACTGTCACGCCGGTCTGTTCAAATGACGTGCGGTTGATGGTAAGACCGCTGGACTGCGTGAACTGTGTCGCCAGAGTGCCGTCCACCAGTATGTAGTTCGTACCTGCCGCCCGGACAACGAAACTGCCATTGTACGAGGCGTTGGTGCATCCTGCGATGGTGACCTTGTCTCCCTCTGAGAACATCGTCCCCATGTCCTCTGCGTAGATCCGCGTGAGGTTGGAGCCTTCGTAATATGCGCTGAATGTCGCGGCACTGGACTGCGTGTAACTCTTCGCCGGGAACGGTGCGTTGATGATGACGTAGTCCGCTCCCTTTGCCGTCACTGCCTTGTTCTCAAAGTTCAGTGCGTCGTCCTTGCACCCGACCACCTTGAGGACGTCCAGCGGGGAGAAGTTCTCCTGGATGCCGGTGGCGATGATCTTCGTGCTCCCGCTGTCCGCAAGCATGCTGACCTTCCCGGTGAATCCGTTCTGGATCACGCCTGCGACCACGATGTAGTCGTCCCCGATCTCGGAGATGACCTTCGTGGCAGGCTTGCCGTCAACCAGGAAGGCCGCGTCATTCACGCCTTCAAACGTGACGCCGTCATACTGCCGGAGGACGTCGTCGATCCCGGCAGCAGTGATCTTAACGAAGGCGCTGTCCTTCGACAGTTCCGCGAAGGTGATCGTCCCGCTCTGGTTGTATGTGGCGTCCACACTGGTGACCTCGCCGGTCGCGGTGTTGTAGATCTTCTTATCCGGGAAAATGCATATATATGCACCCATGCCCACGATCTGCTTGTCTCCGTCCGTTACTGTCAGACCGGAGACCTCGTTCCCCTGGTAATAGCACTTGGTGCCGTCCACCCAGAAGAGTCCGTTCTTGTGGTACAGTCCGTGAGGTTTCGTTATCGTCCTCTCTGCGGTCCCTCTTGCCTCCCTTGTGGCGATGGCAGGGAAGAACCGCGAGGACATGTTCTGCATTGCGGAGAAGGTGTTCTCCTCGGTGATCAGGCGCTCATCGAGGCCTCCCCACTGACCTACTGTCCGCTCCCGCTTCTGGCCTATGGCGCGGACAGGGTCGTACTTACCAGAGGCAGTGAGGTAAGGTAAGCTCATGGCTCCTCGGTACATGGTTCCTGCGGTACTCCGCAGCGTATTCCTGCCATGCCGCCTGATGCATCGCAGCGTCCGCGTTGTAACGGTCCAGCTCCATGTTTGCAAAGTCCATCTGTGCCAGAAGATAGGTCACATAGACCGCCTTGTGTGCGTCCTCTACCAGCAGTGTGCGCTCCGCGTCCTCCTCGTAGTTGTAGGGGCCGTGCGGGATCTCCGGCGGATTCATGTACTCCTCTGAGGATTCCGCATGCTCCGGCTCCGCCCTGCTCACCACCTGGTCGTATACCTTGTGCTCGATCTCGTTCACCCAGCCGGTCTCCACTTCCTTGTCGAAGGCGTTGGGCCGTATCTGGTCAACGTATGCAATCAACTCAGCGAGTGTCATTGTTCTCACTCCTTTCGGTCGCCTCCGCGTCCAGGATCTGCACCATCACGTTGTCTGGGTACAGACCTCCGAACTGGCAGAACTCCGTGATGATGCTGTCGAGTGCGGCATTGATGGCGGGATCTCCGCCGGTCTCAACATAAATGTGGTGCGGGTCGTCATCGGGCCATATCATCCAGAGGGGGATCAGCTTTGCGTCTGCCCACATCCGCACCATGTTGGCGAGCGTGTTCACCAGGGTGCTGATCCCGGCACAGACAATGTCCTTCCCTTTCTCGTCATATCCTGCATGGCCGCTCACAATAAACTGCGCGGACCGCTCGTCCTGTCTCAAAGCGACTCTGATCATCGTACCTCTGTCGCCTCCTTCGCCCTCTGCGCGGCCTTCTCGTAGGTGCTCCCGCTACTCTGAGGTGCCACCGTGCCTCCTGCCTGTGGAACAGGTGCCTCATCCGGTGCCATGCCCATCTGCTGCTGAAGTGCCATCAGAGGTCTGGTATCGCCGTTCGCTTCCGCAAGTGCCTGCGCCAACTGAAGTTGCATCTGCTGTGCCTGCTGAAGCTGTTCATAAAGTGTACCGTTGTTCTGGATGGTCTCCCGGACCTTTTCCTTCCCCTCAAAATCCATCATGTCGATTGTGGCGAGTGCCTGGTCGCTTAACTGAGGATTGAAAAATCCCAACTGATAGAACTGCAATGCCAGTTCGTTCTGTGCCGTTCTGGAATAGGGATTGCTCCTCTGGGCCTTGATGTTGATGTCGAACACAGGCTCCTTCGTGCTGAAGTCCATACCGAACTCAGTGATGGTCTGTGCCTGCATCCCTGCGTTGTTGAACTCAATATACTCAGGACTGCCGTTCGCGCCGGTGATGCGGAAGGCGCGGGGGATGTCGTAGAACTGCCGCACCAGTTCCACCACGATCTGGCAGATCTCGGTGTATGCCCGGTAGGAAGTTTTGATCATGTCACGGGAACCTTTGGAACCTGCCTCCTGAAGCGCCGCGATGGCAGAGGCAGCGGTCACGCCGGATACCGTGCTTCCCTGTGAGAAGTCCCTGTTCCCGGAGGTCTCCTTCAGCTCGTCGATCTTTGCCTGGAGCACCGCAAGTGTGTTCCCGGATAGCTCCTTAGTCTCGATGGGCCGCAGGTTGTCCTCGTTGGGAGAGCCGGAGGTATGCACGATCTGGCGGGTCGTGTCGAGGAACTCCTCCTCATTGACGCCTGCGCTATCCTTCTGGAAGTATCTCGGCTTGGATGCCCAGATGGCGTTGTCCAGGATCGCGCCGTCCAACCGGTCGATAAACTCCTGCGGGTTCCGCATGACGTCGATGTAGCCGTATCCTGCCGGGGTCCCGCGCTCCTCAAAAAGTACGTCAAACGTAAAGGGATATTTTCCGTGTCGATAAAATCCTTCTTCCGCGTACTTCGGGTCGTCCTCTGAGGCGTAGAGAATGACGTCGTCCACATACTGGACATAGTGCAGGACGTCGCCCCTGCCGTGATTCACCTTGTAGTACCAGTCAACCACTACGGACTTGTGGGACGTGTCAACATGGTCGTCGTAGTGGTACTGCTTCTGTGTCAGGCCGGACTCCCTCAGTTTCCCCTTCAGTTCCGGGTGCTCCGCCTCAAGCTGGTCATTGTCGCGGAGGGTCAGCAGGAACACGTCCTTGCTGTCCTGGATGTTCTGGATCCCCGGCTCCCAGTACATATTGAGCACGTCAATGGGTCTGATGTCGATGTCCCCGATGCCGTTCTGAAGCGTCGGATTGTAGAAGACGCCATAGACTCCGACTCCGTTCTTCAGCTTGTCCCACCAGGCGGAGCTGTAGGTCGCCTCAAACTGGCAATTATCCATGATCACCGGAATCACGGAAGACAGCGTCTTCGCGGCCTGCTCGTCGTCCCTTGCCCTCGGAAGCACCGCAGGCTCCGGGAAGTTATCCATCGCATCGGCATGTTTCATCATGATCGAGTTAAAGAGCCAGCCGCTCACCGGTTTCGCGCCGAAGTTCTGGCGCTTGTTCTCAAGTGATCGCGGATTGTGCTTGAAGTTCTCCCAGTGCAGGAACTTCCACCAGTCCTCGTTCTCGATTATCCGCGCATCATAGTTTGCCTTTCCCTCTTTGTACCGCTCAAGCCTGTCCTGTGCGGCCTTCAGCTCGGCTTCCCCTACAGCGCGGGTCCTCACCGGGGCAGCGGGAGTCGGCCTCGCGTCTGCCAGAGAGACCGGCTCGGTGTTGATAGGTATATCAGCCATATATTCCTCGTCCTCCTGTGTATTGATGTCTGTCTGCCCAGAGGTTCAACGGGTCGCTCTCCGGCGCTTCCTCTGTCAGAACAGGTTTCGGGTTCAGCGGATTCTCCATACAGACATAGCGGATGCTGTCGTACAAGTGATCTTCCATGGTCGTGTCCACGTCCTCCGGGTGCCGCTCGTCATAGATGAGCACCGGCAGCGTCCTGATCACGTTCACGCAGGACTTGAAAACGTACATCATCGGTATCCCCATGCTGTCGAACGCGAGGCGGTAGTGCATCTGCATGAGGCCAGCGAGGCGGGTGTGGTCTCCCTTGCTGAAGTACACGCCTTCCTGCTCCATCATGGACGCGATGCTCTCGCCGGTGGTGTTCTGCCAGATGGCAGGGTCCGCGATGCCGATGATCCGCTTCCCCTTAAGGTATGGGTCAGTGCTCTCGATCTCCCGGATCTTCCGCGCAATCTCTCTCGGTTCCATCTGTACGCCGGTGTCCGCCTGCCTTGTACATCCGTAATATTCCTTGAAGAGAAACATCCTGCCGTAGTGGTCAATCGCGATCCAGACCGTCGCAAATGGTTTTGAATAACCAAAGTCGAATCCCCGGAAGATCTTCATGCTGTCGTCCAGGTGGAAGTCGTCGATAACATGCGTCCACCTCCGGTCCTGGTAGTGTTGCGGGTCGTTCCTCCACTCCGCGAAGACCTGACCTACAAATGCGTTCCAGTCTCCCTCAAGCCACGCCTTCCGCAGTGCTTCCGGCAGTGCTTCCAGTTCATGGACGTACTCCGGGTAGGCAGTCATGAGTGCTGTGTTGTCGTATACTTTGGACTGTATAAAGCTATAGTCCTCCGGGCGCTCTCCGCCGATGTAATCCTTGTCGATAAAGATTCGCTTTATAAATGCATGTCCCTTTCCGCCGGGGTTGCATGTGTAGTAGATCCTCTTTGGGAACTTGTTCACGCCACGGACGCAGGCGGTGAGTTTTTTTATATGCTCTTCCGGGAGCTGCGTCGCCTCATCTATGAACAGGACGTCCACCTCTAATCCCTGATAGCGTCCTATGTCCCTTTCGGAGTCCAGGTAGCCAAACAATATCTCACTCTTGTTTGGGAAGTGGATTTCCTTCCTGCTGTCGTTGTACTTTGCAATCTCTCCCTTGCCGCCGCACCGGAGCAGTTCCTTAAGAGGTTTTATATGGTTCGCGATCAGTTCCGGGTACGTCCGGCGAATGATCATTACCTTGATGCCAGGATTATAAAGGCACAGCCTCACCGCTTTCGTGCGTACTGCCCACGACTTTCCTCCGCCCCTGCTGCCGCCATACCCAACGTGCTTGTGGTGGTCCTTGAGGAACAGTTTCTGTTTCTCTGACGGTTTACCCAAATAAAGGTTAGCCATTGTATTCTGCCCCTTCAGGATCATCGTCCACGATATGAATAGTGGTGTCGATGTCCTCGATCTTCATTGCCTGGAACGGTTTTCCATTCGCCTGCTCGATGATAGTCTTGGCGGCAAGGATTCTTGCAGACGCAGGCTGTGTTTCGTCTGTCATGATCTCCACCAGTACACCAAGCGCCTGCATGGACCGTTGTTCACAGGCCTCCTTAAATTCCTGCGATCTGGCCTTCCTTCCAGCTCTCTTGTGTGGAGTATGACCTTTTACGAACCTCCCGGAACTGTCCCTCTCAACCATTTCAGTTCCAGTTTTTGTGGTGTTTGTAGTCTCGTCCTTCTTTTCCATGCTCCCATCATGCCCTTTTTCGCAGTTCCGGTACGCCCTTTGCCAATAAAAAAGGCCAGTCTTTCGACTGGTCTCACCTGTTTAGCTTCTCCCAATTCTTGTAACATTCGCATTGCCGGTATCCATCAATGCTGTCGCAGTTCTGCCGTTTGAATTTCATGAGATCGTTAAAGCCTTTCCTTTTCACCATCATGGACGAACCAGGGCCGGGGTCCATGCAGTTGCACAGGATCCCGGCGATCTTGTTGTTGTCAGACCGAACGATGCGCTCATAAAGAGGGCATCTGGCCTTCAGGTTCTGGTTCGCGTAAAATCCCACCTTACTCCTCCTGTCCCCCTTCGTACTCTCCAAGTGCCGGGTATGGCGATCCGTTCCAATCGTGATACTTTCGTGCATCTTCCTTTGTTACCGTCTTGATGCATATCGCAGACCTGTCGTCTATTGCCATCGGGCAATCGTGGCAATGGACATGACCTGTTTTGTCTCTGCGGCTGAATACCCGGCAAACGGTCTCCTGCTCTTTAGTCAGTTTCATCCTGTTTCCCTTCCATATCATTCGGTCTTATCAGAGGAGTGTATCCAAGCTGTAAACATTTCATCATTGCAAGCTCCTTCACATCTTCGGGCATTGATGTAATGTATTGCACCGCTTTGTATACTCCCGCCGCCATCACCTTCCAGTTCTTCGGCATCTTTACGCCGTACCGCTTGCAGTATGCTTTGACTTTACTCAGGTCATCCGTTTTCACGAAATGGATAAAGGCGACATCTCGTTCCTTTACGATGTCATCCATCCTGTCCCCCTTTGTATTCCTGACTGAGCCATTGCTTTATGAATCCGTTAGTTTCAAACAGATACTCATAAGGTTGCCCAAACACTTCCCGGAACTTTATGCCGTTCGTCATGATCGGATGCTCTGCCGCCCACTGCATGATGGTGTGTTCAGCTATTTTTGGGTATTCAATTATCAACCTTGAGCAAATGCTTCCATCATTTGTCATTGGGCATCCTTCGCACACCTCATACGAATCGCACATTCTTTTAAAATTCTTTGCCACCGTTTGAAATTCAGCCATCCTGTCCCCCTTCCCGGCGATTCCATGCGTCTATCTTTGCCTTATCGAATCGGTTGCAAAGCGGCGTATCAAAAGACACAATCGCACCACATCCACGATGATTCTTGCAGTAAAACATTTTCATTGGCAATACAAGGTTCATAAAATCAACCTCGCTTCCGCAAAACGGACAACACTTAATTTTTTCCATCTTGTCCCCCTTCCCACGGTTTCGGCACTAAATATTTTGCCCACCGGGTTTTCATCACCTCTGGCGGCTTCTTCTGAGGGAACATTTCAATCTGTGCTGTGTTGTCCCTCAGAATCTGCCGTTTTGAGTTACACCGTTGCCAATTAATGTCTCCTGCGATTCCTTCGCACTTCCATCCACTTGCCTTGAGGCTTGCACCGTTCTCAGTTTCAAGGATGTATGTCTGTATTTTTCGGAATCCCATGTCCTTTGCGATTCTTGCACACGCACCGTAAAGCATTGAGCATCCGTTTCTGATGCCGTCCGTGCATAACCTTGCGACCTCAAGCGTTAAACCATCATCGGCATTTCTCGCTACAGGATTGGAGCATATTGCCACACCATGCAATTCTTCACCTTGATACAAAGCAATAGCAAAACGGCATCCTGTTTTTTTGCCATGATGTCTGTGATGTTCTTCGACAAAGGCATTGGCGTTTTTGATGCTGATCGGTTCAATGTGCATCCGTATCACCTTCCCACGGTTTCGGCAGTGGCATCCATGCGACCACTTTCCAATATGCCCTTGCTCCTGTCAGTTCCCACCGCTTCAACCGTTTCTGATATTTGGCGTATGTTACTCGCTTGGTTGTCCCATCATACGCCGTGACGGTATATGTTCCCGATTCCTCTGGAAACCTTCCACTGCCCCACGGAATCCACCCCGGCTGTTTCGGCGTGACGGACGGCAATTGTTTAATCTCGTTCTGCATATATCTGTTATCAACGGCATCATTTAGGTCATGTGAACTGTAATCAATCAGCCTGAGAACCTCGAATCGGCTCACTGCATCCTCGCACCTCGGCTGTGCGGACGGCATGAAATATTCTTTTAAGAATTCCGACAGCACCTCTGGTTTGTAAGTCCCATAACCAATAAACTCTTGTCCGTTTTCTGTATACTTGATTGAAAAATAAGGTTTTCCCTCGTACTCTGGATATGCACTGATTGATGGATATTCAACAATGATCCCTTGGAATACTCTTGCGTTTCGCTGTCCCGGCTGTGCGGACGGCAGATGCTTAATGGCATGTACCATATCCTCATAATGCACATACGGTATATAGTGTTTGTCATCGTCATATCTAACCAGCTTGCCATCCGGGTCACATCCGAACTTGTCCCATGTTTCCATGGCATCCAACGCCGCCTGTCTGCTGATTAGATCACTCATTCTTCTGTCCTTTCTTCCCTGTATGGCTCTGGATAATCGTCATCCGTAACGTTCCTTTTCTCCCACAAATGGCAGTACCCATCTTTCGGCAACGCATAACGTTCTTCTATCGGGCATCTGGTTCTCCCGTCTGCATACCATCCACCGTTATTTGCTGTCCTGCCACAATTAACACAAGTGCGTTCTGGCTGTGCGGATGGCACCCGCTCAATCGCCTTGTAGATGTCATCTGCTTTGTACCACGCCTGATGCTCTGCACTGTTTGCGCCGTGAACCATTTCGCCATTTCTGTTGATGTGATACCAGTCAACGCCCTCTATGGCATCAACGACAGCCGCTCTGCTGATGCAATCCTCAACTTGTACAGTATTTGTACCAGTTGGCTGTGCGGACGGCAGATTCACAATCTTGTTCAGACAATCCGAAATAACATACCTGTCAGAATCAAGCGGTCTATATATCTTCATTTTGTTCAGCGCATCAATCGCCGCCGCCCTTGAAATGGTATCATCCTTCATGGTGGTCACCGCCCTTCTCTTTAAACATCGCCCTCTTCATCATATCGAAATACCGAAATTGCACATCTTCATCCGGGCTGTTGAATCTCAAACAGTAATGCCAGCAGATTACTTCATCTGTAGTCGCATCTCTCAGTGTCAGGAGCATATCAGACGGAAATTTTGATATATCGAATCGCGCATTTTCCGTGGCATCCTCAATCGGACAGCCGCCATTCTCAGGGAATTCCGGGAAACCGTCTGGTCTTTCCTTGTGCGCTCTGCACCGATAGCACCAATTATCTTTAAACACTTCAAACTCTGTGCCGTTTGAAAACGGCGTTGATGGCGTTTTACTCATGGCGTTCACCTTCCTTCCAAAAGATTTCCTCAACGATCCGCAATGCCATTTGCAATCCTTCTACCATCATGATTGCGTTGGTTTGCACCTCATGTGAGTGTTTATCACTGTTCTCTCGCAGTTCCGCAATCTCCGCATTGATTGCCGTACGTATGCGGTTTAATGTTTCGTCAGTCATGCGCTTCACCGTCCTTCCGTTCTCCATGACTGCAAAAATCATCTTCACTTGTGCCGCCATAAACCCAGCCAAGACACTTAAAAAACAGTTTTCCATCTTCGTCAGTGCCGCTGTCAAAGTATTTGCAGTCCT